AAATTATGTTGAAAGTTATAGAACATCATTCAGCTTCTGCTGGTAATACGTTTATTGATTGTCCGCAAATGTGGATCATAGAAAAAATATACGGATTCGAAACAGAAGAGAATGCAAGAATGAAGATGGGACACGCTGCGGAAGAAGCAGCTCATCATGCATTAGTAAATCAAATCACTGATGAAAAACTTATCACAAGTGATGCGAAAGGTAAATACATAGAAAGATGTGGTGACAATGGAGGAACCACTGATGATGAATACGAATGGACTGCTCAAATAGCAAATACATTTGTTAAAGAATTAAAACAATATGGTAAATTAATTCATTATCAAAGGGAATATAATGGTCCATTTAAGGATCTATGTTTGCCAGTAGTTGCGAAGACAGACTTTGAGTTCAATGATTATATCGTTGATACTAAAGCGACTGCTAAAGTTTGGAGATATGCTCCAACTGCAGCAGAAAGACATAAGGGGAGAAAGGGAAGAATTAATCATAACTATCACCCTAAACCCGATCATTTAAGGCAGCAGTTCTTATATCGTGAGTTATTCAATAAAGAATGCTTACTGTTATATGCATCTGCGTGGGATCATCATACTTCTGATCTAGGAGATCATGTAGGACATCTCGAAACATTAATACAAGCCTTTAAATCGATAGAACATATCTTAGGAATAGCGAAAACAAAGGAAGACGTTGTGCGAATGTTTCCTTTGACATTCGACAACTGGAGATGGAGATATTCGCCAGGTGCTGAAGCGTTCGCAAGAAAGATATGGCATACAGCCTGGAAATGAGGTATATATGCAACGAATAGGTAGTATAGTTAAACAATTAAATACAAGGAGGAATATGGATCTAGAAACATTTGAATGCTCACATAAGAGATCATTCGCATCAAGAGATGGTGGCGGTAAATATAGTATTTACGTTACCAAAGATGATGGTAGTGATATGACTATTTATGGTGAAGCAGTAGGTGCTGAAGGCTGGCAGAAAGGTGCAAGATTAAAAATCATTGCAATGCCTGCAAGACAAAGCAAGAATGGTAAATGGTATCAAACTGCAAAGTCAGTTGAGTTACTAGGTGGCGAAGTAGCTGCTAGTGTACCAGTACCAAATGCTGTTCAAGCTGCACCAATTAAATCTGGTCAATGGGAAGAAAAATATAGATTGACTATGAGTAATTTAATGGCTGCATCAATTCAATCAGGTAAAGAAATTGATTTTACTAAAGTAGATGGATATGTGAGAAAGATATTATCTGCTAAAGAAAATCCTGATGAATTTAACGATCAGTTTTAAACCGAATTGCTATGCTGACGAATCATCTCCCTCTTAAGCATAGCGTGGCGAGTGGGTTCAACATAGAACAAATGAACAAATATAATGAGCCCACTTTGTCATTTAATGAAAGGAATATATGATAGAATTATTAATGCTATTAATAGCACCCAGCGAAATCAATCCACAAAAGTTAGGAATGAAATATGTTCTGAAACAACAATTTGTGGATTATCAAACTTGCGAAGAATATGTAGTAAAAAATACATATAGTAAACCAGGTGAACAAAAATATGAAGGAGTATTTTATAAGATTGATAATAAAGAATATAAAGTATTTCTAACGTATTGTAAAAAAGTAGGTGAAAAATGATAACAGAAGATCGATTAGAGAAAGCTCTAAAATATCTAAGTGATACTGATGAACAGAGTGCAGAAGCAAGTGCTAATGTAAAGTATCTAGATAGATTACTAAAAAGAAAGAAAGCTCTGTTTATTACTTCTGATAAGAATTTGAAATCTATCTCTGCTAAAGAGCAAGGTTTTTATGCGTCAGAAATATATGAGAAAGCGATTGACGAGCAGTTTGCTGCTGAAGTCAAAGCGACTACTTTAGAGAATAAGAGAGATAAAGAAGGTTTAATTATAGATCTTTTTAGAACCTTAGAAGCTAGTAGAAGACAACATAATATATGATTTATAAGTTTAAAGTATGGGTATGGTTACCTCAAACAACAGAAATATATTTATCTGCTGAAGATGATGACCATGCCTTATCTAACTTTAAAAAATTAAACCTAAGTGAATTTAAATTTCGTGATGATGGCATGAGAAAATCAAGAGTAACTTATGAGGTTGTAAAAGATGTTGAGGTTAAAGACACTACCCACAGAACAGTCGACAGATTTAGAGAAGAGTCCTGAACATATACTGTGGACAGCGGTAATTGCTCAAGCAGTTAGAGATGCGACTTACGAAGGTATTAGAAAAGGATATGTTGATTGTAAACATAAAGCACTTACTTGGCTTTCCAAAAAGTCTAAAGATTTTAAAATAGTATTTAGAATGGCTAATATAGATCCAGATTATGCTTATACTAAAATACAGATTGCTTTAAAGAATAAAGAGTATATTATGACTGATGAGCAGCTTAAACTTTTACATGATAAAAGAACTCCTGCTCAAATTAAATATGAAAAGAAAGGTTTTAAATTAAAATTCTAATGACTAATGTAGGAATGTTTAAAGATATGACTTATGATTCACTAAATAAACAAATTGATGGAACTCACTATAAAAATATGAAAGTGCAGCCAGCACATTTTATTAATGAAAATAAACTTCTATTTGCCGAAGGTAATGCTATTAAATATATATGTAGGCATCATCTTAAAGGTAAAAAGAAAGATATTGAAAAAGCTATTCATTATTTAGAAATGATTTTAGAGAGAGATTATTCAGATGAACCTAAAGAATCCTGGGTAGAAGGATATAGAAAGTGGAAACGTGGCACATTATAGTAAACTCAATAAAGAGAATAAAGAACTTAAAATCTATAGACCTTTTGGTCCATCAATAGGTCATTGTAAATTACCTCAAGAACTGATTGATGATTTTAATAAAGATTGTGATAACATTGTGTCTGATAAAGAGAAAAGTAAATTACATGATTTCTCTGATGATCTAGTAGGTAATGTCAAACAAGAGCTTATCATTAGTCCTGAAGTATTTGAAAAATGGGCTCCTTATTTTCAAAAATTAGTTAGTGCTTATATTGAAGCACATCCAGATAATTCTAAAGAACTTCAAAAAATAGTATTTAAATCGGGTTGGTATGTAAGAACCTTTGCAGGTGATTTTAATCCCTTACATTACCATACGAATTGTCATATGTCCTGTGTAGGGTATCTATCTTTACCTAAAGGTATTAAAGAAGAATGGGATAAAGAAGATCTAGATCATTATCCAACTGCTGGTGGTATTGAAATGCAGTATGGACAAGTCCAATTATTTTCAACGAATACAGTAAGAATACGCCCAAAGGTTGGAGATTATTATCTCTTTCCCTGGTGGATGTATCATATGGTTTATCCCTTTAGAACAAAAGGAGAACGTAGATCTTTTAGTTTTAATGTCTTTGGTGAACCTAAAGAAGAAAAAAAACCTAAATCCAAACTAATACTCTAACTTATACTTCTTCCTATTATATTTCGTTTTATCTTTAAAGCGTTTATGTTTGTATTCAGGTAAACTTCTAGCGACTGGATTCCTAGTCGTCATCGTCTTCTTCTTTTTTCGATCTAACTTTTCCAAAAATAATCTTATAATTAAATTTTACACTATCTTCAAATTTGTTTCCCGTTGCTAATGGTTTACCAGTAACACCTATAGAATGTCTTGTGTTTTCACAAGCTCCCAATAATAAACTTAGAAATAAAAATATAATTATATATTTCATCTTCTTCTACCATACCACCTTCGTTTTTTGAGAAAAAAAGCGTAATGCTTATTAGTTATTCTTCTTTTTCTTCTTCTTTTTATTTGGTTTGAATTTATTAATTTTCTCTTCAATGTTAGAAATTTTCTCTTTAACTAAAACCATATCATTGCTTAATTTAAAAGTTTGGCTTAAATTCCAGCCTCCCAATGCAAGAAGAATAGCTAACAATGCTGTTACTATTTTATTGTCCATTAAATACACTCCATTGTATGAATATAAAACAATCCAAGGATAGATATAACAATAGCAGCTCTATAAATATAAAGCCATTTGCTATTACATTTGCAATTTGTACATGTGTTCATTATTTTGTATATCCAGATGAATCGTATTTATCTTTTATGATTTTAACAACTCTCATTTTATCGCTATATTCATCCTTCTCAATAATAGCGTCTACTTCACCACATTGCATACGTACATTTTCAGGATTCACTGATCGTTCAACTGTTCTTTTTGCTTTTAAACAAGAAGACATTTTTTGATCCTGGATATAAGTATGCTCTATTATACCACCTTGGTAAAACATACATAAAACTATTACTCCACTAGTGATTGTTCCCATTTGCAAAACTCCTTTGTTTATCTTTTAATTTCTCTACATCAGATTGAAGTTTTTCAACTGCTTTACTTAATGCAGTTATATTTACTTCATTGTGTAACATGCCATCAACTCTTTCTTGTAGTTTATCTACTTGTTTATATAATTCTTCGATTAACATAAACTGTTCAGAATCTGCTGGCAACGAGCCTAATAAGCCTCTAGGCCAGCCAATTCGAAATTCTGTATTAAGAGT